AAGTGGGGTTCAACTCCCCACCGTAGGACGAGCGGATTTCTTAACTGATTTTCTTAGTCCGGCTTTAACAGGAAAGAAAATTGGCGGTGGCGAGGTTCCGGTGATCACCAAGTGCTTTTACATTACCAAGAGTTTTCAAGAAAAACTCCGGTGCGGAAAATTTACTGCTTAGAGTGCATGAGCGTTACAGCGATTTAAGCGGCGGTGGAAACTTCCGAGAAAGACCTGATTACAGATGTGCGTGAGCCGTAACCAATCGAGCCGTCATGCTTAGTCAGGCGCAGAGGAATGTAGTAGAGGCGGAGAACTGCGATAACAACGTACATCCGAGGTAAGGCGATAAAGAGTTGGACTCGTCAAAGGTTCTTTGAGTATGTAGTCGGTGGATTATGAGAACCATGTGGAGGGGTGCAAGGTCCGAGAACCACATTAAAAAATGAAATACCTTTGTTGGCAACTGTCTTACACGTTGCATCGGTTCGGTAGTGGCAACCATCCAAGCTGCCGCCGGACTGCATTGGAGTATAGCTCAGATGGATAGAGCACAACACTACGGATGTTGGTTAGCGCAGGTTCGAGCCCTGTTACTCCAATAATGGCTTGTAGCTCAGTGGTAGAGCGTCTGACTGTTAATCAGAATGTCGTGGGTTCGATCCCCACCTTGCCAGTTGGAGACACTTGACTTACTCTTTCAAAACACTCCACGACAGAAAAGGTTAGGAAAGGGCGTTTACGACCGGCGGAAGAGGATCTCCGACTTGTACGTTACCAAGGGAAAACTACTCTGCCGTGTGTCCGGTTGGTCGAGGGTGCGGTCTTGAAAACCGTCTGGATGTAAAAGTCTCTGGGGTTCAAATCCCTAACACGGCGTGGCAAAGTAAAGGATACGTTCGATTCGTAGGTGTATGGGTTGCACATTCTCTATCCAAAAACCAATAGAGAAAGGAACGGTTCGATTCCGCGGTGTGAGGTCGCATTTTACTTTGTGGTTTTGGCTCTATGGTATAAAGGTTATTACGCCCGACTGTCTATCGGAAAATTTGGGTTCGATTCCCAATAGAGTCGTTATGGTGCATTGCCGTAATGGTAGCGGAGTGGCTTGCTAAGCCATCCGGCAGAAATGCCGTATAGGTTCGATTCCTATATGCACCGCTATGAGGCCGTATTCCACCGGTGGAGGAGGTCTCAGAATTGGATAGTAGGCAGTAAAGGGTAACTGCAATATTAGTACGGTTGAGGAAAAGGTGCGTCCAGATGTGGCAACAACGCAAAGGGCAGTGATTGAAACAAGCAGGAATGGCAGCCACCCACCTTCGATACGATAGGTTCAAAAATCCGTATGCGCCAAACACATGAGGCTATCTGCGACTATCGTAATATTCCAGTGTAAGGTTCGATCCCTTACCTATCCAATATCCGGTCCGGAACGGAGAAAATAAAGCCGAAAGGCTCAGACAGAAAGGAAGAAACGAAATGATATTACAGATAGGCAAGAAAGGTTCAGACAATTTAATCCTTATGGAATCAAGAATTATCGAAAGTTTTTCAGTAGGAGATTTGAAGTCAAAGTTGATTGACACAAAGAATTGCAAAGATGCTGACGAGGAACTTTACGCGAGAAAAGAGAATTATAACCGCGTTGAGAATGAGATTAAAAAGGCCGGCTTTTGCAGAGACAACATTACTTGGTATCTCGGAGATCCTGCGTTAGAAGAAAACGATAATCTCGTAGTCGTAACAACTGATGATGAAAGCTATGTATTTAGCAGAATTGGTTGTGAGGACAAGGTTGTATTTATTCTGAACAATTCTGGAAAGACAATATCCAGAGTATTATAAAAAGCCGTCCTGACTTCGGACGCTAAACCAGTTGGGTTAGAGAGATTTCCCGAAAGATATTTTCTATCGGCATTGCCATTGGTCTCGGCAGAACCGCCAATGAGGGGCATTAAGCGGGTGTACGGAAATATTTAATCAAGTCCGCCGGTCACATACTGTCGTAGTTAGCACCGGTTAAGTGAGGAAAGCAAGGAACGACATAGCAGAACTTACAAAGTAGCCTAGGGGCGAGGCTACATTATAGCGGAGTGGAGCAGTGGTAGCTTGCCGGGTTCATGCCCCGGAGGTCACAGGTTCAAATCCTGTCTCCGCAATCTTGCGTGGTAGTTCAATGGAGAGAACATTATAAGCGGTTGTCATGCTCCATGTGACACGGACAGCAATAATTCTTTTTTCGATGATAACGAAGAGATGGGGGTTCGATTCCCTCCCACGCAACTTAATACGGTGTCACGAAGCAAGAGAACCAGTGACTTAATGATTTGAGGCTAGTGTGGAAAGCCGGTGGTGCGGAAAATCAATACGCCATAGTGTCGAGGAGATTGCGATTGAAGCCACAGACCAATCAAAACGCCGTAAAACAAAATATGGAGAGATGGCGGAACGGTAGACGCGGCAGTTATGTACAATACATCATGTTTGTGATGCTGACAGCAAATCTTACAGCTTGGGGCCTGCTTCATTGTTGGTTCAAATCCAACTCTCTCCAATCAAGGCGATGGCACAAACGTCCTTACAAATCAATAAGACGTGCCACATGGCGAGGTAGCTCAGATGGTAGAGCAATGATATGAATACGCAGATCATGTTAGTGATCTCAGCAGCAATCTCATTCCAATCCAAGGCATGTGTCGGCGGTTCGATTCCGTCCCTCGTCTCTGCCCCGATTGCCGGTTATGGTAAACAGGAGGGAACATGACTGCGATAACGCTTGTGTTCCGCACAGCAATCGAGTATACGGGTTCAAGTCCTGTCGGGGCAATTAAGTGACGCTTACAGCAATCTTTCAAAACAGAAAATTCCATTGACAATATTTTCCCATTTGAAACAGCGTCATGTAAAGAAATGAGGTTGCCTATGAACCGAAAAGAAGATTATAGGGATATGGAAAAGTACCATAAAGCTTGTCAGAGACAGCACAGACGGTATTATTCCAAAACATCATACTTATATCCGTCTCATCCGTGGACGGCAGAGGAAGATGCTATGGTAATTAAACATGAGATTACCGATTCTGAACTGTCTGAAAAAATAGGTCGTTCTGTTGGTGCGATACATAACAGACGGTATGAACTTAAAAAGTTAGCCAGATAGGCATAAAACTTTATATGGGACGCTCACAGCAAATTATTGGATATGACTGTTAATCATAAAAACCAATAGCGTCCTGAATGATCTTACAAACAATTTTATTATGGGACTCCTACAGCAATCACAATGGTTAAAACAATGTCTGCAAAACAATGTGAAGTGGTTCAATTCCACAAATGAGAGTCCTGGAAAGAGAGGAAACAATGAGCTTCGCAGATGCAATGAGAAAAGACGGTTCATTTACCAGAACCGAAAACGGTGCTGTGGCTTTGAATACCACAGGAGACGCAAGACTGGATTTGTTCGGCACAATCGGATCCCTGAGAGAAGCTGATGAGGGCAGAATCGAAACACTGTTCGCAGAGGCATACAATCAGGATGCTCTTTTTGCCACAAAGATTGCGTTCTATGCAAGGGATATTCGTGGAGGTCTGGGAGAAAGAAAGACTTTCAGAACGATCATCCGTTACATGGCAGAGAAACACCCGGAAGCACTCAGACCAAACCTTGATCTGGTTGGTGTATTCGGAAGATATGATGATCTGTATGAGCTTATCGGTACTCCATTGGAGGACGATATGTGGGCGGCAATGAAGAAACAGTTTGAGGAAGATTTACAGAACCTCAATGCCGGAAATGCAATTTCTTTACTTGCAAAATGGATTAAGACCGCAGATGCAAGCAGCTCTGCCACAAGAAAACTCGGAATCCTTACGGCGCAGAAATTAGGCTATCCGGTCTACAATTTCAAGAGA